AAGCAACTATAAGTGCAGTTCAAGGTACTCAAAACGCTTTTACCACAGCGTCAGCATCACCTATAACTACTTTGTTTCCTGCCTATCCTTTTATTCAAGCAGGGATAGCAGCAGCAGCAGGTCTTGCTAATATCAAATCTATAAAAAGCACTAAGGTAGGCACAGCAACAGCTCCATCCCCACCATCAGCAACAGGAACTGCAACAGGTGGCAGAACAGAGTCAGTTCCCCCTGCGTTTAACATTGTAGGTGCATCTGCTACAAACCAATTAGCAGGAGCAATAGGTGGTCAAGCACAGCAACCTGTCAAGGCGTTTGTAGTATCAAACGATGTAACCACAGCACAAGAATTAGATAGAAACATTGTTAAGGGTGCATCATTAGGATAAAATACAAAAACCAAATTTAAAACGATATATAGTTATGCGAATCGTAGAACTTATTTTAGACGATCAGGAAATCACAGGGATTGAAGCGATATCTGTTGTAGAGAACCCTGCAATCGAAGAGGATTTTATTGCACTAAAAAACGAGGAGATAAAACTTGCAGAAGTATCAACTGAGAAGCGAATCCTACTCGGTGCATTACTCATTCCAAACAAACCTATATACAGACGTAAAGGCGAAGAGGAGTATTACATCTACTTCTCAAAAGATACTGTATTAAAGGCATCGCAATTATACTTACAAAATGGCAATCAAAACAAAGCCACATTAGAACATCAACATAGCATAAACGGATTAACACTTGTAGAGAGTTGGATAGTAGAGGACGAAACACACGACAAATCAAGAAAGTACGGACTAAATGTACCTGTGGGAACTTGGATGGGGGCTGTAAAAGTCAACAACGAAGAGATATGGGAACAGTTTGTAAAAACAGGAAAAGTTAAGGGGTTCTCCATTGAGGGCTACTTTGCTGACAAGATGGAACGTCCTAAAGAACCTATCAATGACTTTGATGAGGACGAAGCTATGGATATGCTTAAATACATTCGTAGGATCGTCAAAAAAGATGGTAGATACAAAGATGGCAAAAAAGAAGAGTTAGAATCCTACTCTGATTATCCAAGTGGTGTAAAGAATAACGCAAAGCGTGGTATCGAACTTAACGAGAAAGTAAACAACAAATGTGCTACTGATGTAGGTAAGATACGAGCGCAACAACTTGCACAAGGCAAACCTATCTCAAAAGAAACAATCAAACGTATGTACTCTTTTTTATCAAGAGCAGAAGAGTATTACGATGAAAGCGACACTAAAGCGTGTGGTACTATCTCTTATCTTTTATGGGGTGGTAAAGCAGGTAAGCGATGGTCTGAAAGCAAGTTAAAAGAATTAGGGGAAATAGAGTTAGAGTCTATGGTAGTCAATGAGAATATAGCTATTATAGATGATCGTGTAGCTTTCAACACAAAAGAGAAAGCATTAGAGATAGCTAAGGACTTAGGATGCGAGGGTTACCACGAACACGAGTTTGAAGGACAAACTTGGTATATGCCTTGTGAGTTTCACAAAAAAGAAGATTTAAAAAAGTGTCCTGATGGATACAAAAAGGTTTATGGTAAGTGTGTAAAGATGGCTGAGGTGGGAGAGCGTGGTGGTATAAGACGCTCAAAGAAAGCCCCTAAGTCAGACACACCAAACCCAAGCCCAAAAGGTAAAGGTACAGCTAAAGGCGATGCATCTACAACAAGAGGTGCTAAAGTATCAAAACAAGACGAAGCAACCTTAAAGCAGAAGTCAGACGATTTCAATAAAAGATACAAAGACAAATTAGGTTATGGTGTTAACGTAGGTATGCTCAAAGCTGTGTTTCAGCGTGGCTTAGGTGCGTTTAACGTATCTCATAGTCCAAGAGTTAAAAGTGCTTCTCAATGGTCTTTTGCTCGTGTTAATGCGTTTTTATATTTAGTAAAAAATGGCAGACCTCAGAATCCTAAATATACAGGGGATTTTGATTTATTGCCTAAAGGACACCCAAAGAAAGATGGCTAAAAGAATAGACTACATAAAAGTATTAAAACCAAAGGTGCGCAGAAAAGGTGTACACGCTAAAACCAAAATGAGCAGTATTAAAGGTTCAAAGCTATATAAGAAAAAATACAGAGGTCAAGGATGAGAAGGCGAAGGATACATAAATCATTTAAGACACCATCAAAAACAAGCCCTAAGGGTTCAAGACGAGGATGTTTATGTGAGGATAACACATACTCTATAAGCTGTTGTGATGGCAGCCACAGGGCGCAAGGGATAGGAAAAGTTTAAATCAAAATGCAAAATAAATTTTAAATACTATATATAATTATGAAAGCGACAGAAATCTTAAGTAAAATCAAAACCTATCTTGGGGAAGATACTGCTGATATCGTAGAAAATATCGAGCAATCCCAAGTAGTAGAGTTAGCACAAGCGAAACTCGAAAACGGAACTGTCCTTGAAGCGGAAGCGTTTGAAGCAGGTAAGGAAATCTTTATACTTACGGATGACGAGAAAGTAGCTGTCCCTGTTGGCGAATACCAAATGGAAGATGGTCAAATCCTTGTTGTTTCTGAGGAAGGTCTTATTGGCGAAATCAAATCTGCTAAAGAGGAAGAGGAAGTAGAAGCATCTGAGGAAGTTGAAGAGCAACTTGAAGAAGAAGTGGAAGCTAAGTACGCAACTAAAGAAGAGTTAGCGGAAGTAAAGTCATTGGTTGAGGAAATCAAAACAATGATTGAAAAGAAAGAGGAAATGAGCGAAGTAGAAGAGCAAGTGAAAGAAGAGCTATCTGAAACACCTGCTACCGAAGCGATCACTCATAACCCTGAACCTAAAAAACAAGTCAATCTAAAATTTGCACAAAACAGAAAGCAAGGAACGATTGACCGAGTAATGCAAAAATTAATCAACAACTAAATATTTAGAAAATGCCAAATCCAACTATTACAGGAAGTAGCTATGCAGGGGAATTTGCAGGCAAGTATCTCGGAGCTGCTTTATTAAGTGCTGATACCCTTGACAAAGGTGCTATCACAATTTTACCAAATGTAAAGTACAAAGCTGCTATGAAAGTAGGTGCTATGGCGAACCTTGTGCGTTCTGCTGATTGCGACTTTGACTCTACTACATCAACACTAACTCTAACTGAGAAAGTGCTTACACCAACTGAATTGCAAGTAAACTTACAACTATGTAAGAAAGAATTGCACTCTGATTGGGAAGCTGCTCAAATGGGATTCTCTGCTTTTGATGAGTTACCACCATTATTTTCTGACTACGTTATCGGTCGTGTAGCTGCTGAGGTAGCTGCTGCAACTGAAACTTCTATTTGGAGTGGTAGTGCAGGAGAAGGTAACTTTGATGGCTTTGAAACTCTATTGACTGCTGACTCAGACGTTAATGACGTAACCGCAGGTACAGTTACATCTACAAACGTAATTACAGAGCTTGGAAAAATCGTTGATGCGATTCCATCTGCTGTTTACGGAAAAGATGATCTTACTATCTACGTTTCTTCTAACATCGCTCGTGCGTACATCAGAGCTTTGGGTGGATTTGTTGCTACTATCGGTGCAGCAGGTTCTGATAACAAAGGAACTCAATGGTACGGAGGTGGAGAGCTATCTTTTGATGGTATCAACATCTTTGTAGCAAAAGGTCTTGCTGATAACACAGCAGTAGCTGCTCAGAAGTCTAACTTGTATTTTGGTACAGGATTGCTTGATGACAGAAACGAAGTTAAAGTAATCGATATGGCTGACCTTGATGGTTCACAGAATGTTCGTGTAGTTATGCGTTACACAGCAGGTGTACAACATGGTATTGGTTCTGATATCGTTCTTTATTCGTAATCAATAATTCTCTAACTTAAAAGGGGTGGGTAAGCCGAGTGCCTACCTACCCTTTTTTTTAAAAACAAATTAATATGCCTTGTTCAGTACAAAACGGAAGATCGTTACCATGTAAGAAGGGTGTAGGTGGGCTGAAAAACATTTACTTCGCACCTTACACAACTACCACAGCAGCATTGACTGATAGCAGTGGTACAATCACTTTAGATGATAGCGTATCTTTCTACAAATATGAAATCAAGGGTAACTCATCATTAGAAACTGCTATTAACTCGTCAAGAGAAAATGGCACTACTTTTTATGAGTCAACCCTTAATGTTACACTTACGTTTTTAGACGTAGCTACTCAAGAGCAGATTAAGCTCTTAGCACATGGTCGACCCCAAATCGTTGTTGAAGATTACAATGGCAATGGCTTTTTGGTAGGTAAAGACCATGGGGCAGAAATTACGGGGGGTACGGCTGTATCGGGGGCTGCCATGGGCGATTTAAGCGGATTTACGCTTACGTTCACAGCTCAAGAAACAGCACCACCTTTCTTTGTGGCAACATTACCAACTGATGATTCATCATCGCCAATAGGCCCAACTCCATAATTTTTTGTATATTAGCAAAGAGTTTTTTCATTAAGTTTGGTTTAGTTATAGATAGGGGGTGTAAAAGCCCCCTTTTTTATATACAAAATTCAGAAACTTTACGATATATAGGTATGATACACCTTACTACATCAACCGATGCTCAAACAATCAAGGTTATTCCACGAAACTATGCTACAAATGTAAGTATGATACTTCGTGATGATTCTACAAATGCAGAGGTTACATATAGCGTAAGTACAACAACCGATAAAAACTATTTAGTGTTAAGTCAAGCACTTGCTTTAACTGAGGGTAGGTTTTATGATTTAACAATCAAAGAGGGTTCAAGCGTTATATTTAAAGATAAAGTATTTTGCACAGATCAAACTATCGACCAAGATACAAACAATTATTACTCAGTAAACGATGGCGAGTACACAAGCGATACAACTCACGATAACGATTACATCATATTATGAAAAACGATTTAAGGATAGTTAATTTAAGCACCTACACAAGCCCTACTGTAAAAGAAGTACGGAATCAAGAGTTTGTATCGTATGGCGATGATAATAACTACTTTCAGTATCTTATAGATAGATATAATGGTAGTCCTACTAACAACGCTTGTATTACTGCTATAAGCGAGATGATATACGGAAAAGGTTTA